TATTTATTATATGAATATAATAAGATTCCCTATTCTGATAATAAAAATAAAACCGTTATTGACTTCTTTTCATCGTCTAAAAACCATACAAATATATCAACTGTATCACCATCAAAAAAAAAAACAATAATGAACCAATTTAGTAAATTAACTAATAAGGATTTTGTTCCTAAAAGAGCAATTATTAGTGCTGAAAACCTAGATATGTGTAAAACGTGTAAGGAACGTAGAATCATAAAACAAAAACAGGGATTATTAATATGTCCAAAATGTGGTGGTATGGAAAAAATTCTTATTAATAACAATACTCCTTCCTACAAGGAGCCCCCACGAGAAGTAACATATTTTGCTTATAAAAAAATAAATCACGCGAATGAATTTTTATCACAATTTCAAGCGAAAGAGTCGACTGATATTGGGGATGGGATATATAATAAAATACTAAAAGAATTGAAAAAAGAAAGGTATATAAATATTAAAAATATTACAGCTGATAAAATAAGAGAAGTCTTAAAAAAATTAGAATTAACTAAATACTACGAACATAGTCATTATATTATGAACCGTCTTTCCGGAAATCCGGCTCCTATTTTAGATAATATTCTAGAAGATAAATTAAGAAATATGTTTAAGCAAGTACAAGGCCCCTGGTTAAAATATTGTCCTAACAAAAGAGCTAATTTTTTTTCTTATCCATATATATTTTTTAAATTTTTTCAACTTTTAGAAGAAGACGAATATCTCCCATATTGCAGACTTCTTAAATCAAGAGAGAAATTACACGAGCATGATGAGGTTTGGAAAAAAATATGCAGCGAATTAAATTGGCAATTTATTCCAACGGTCTGAGAAATATTATTTATTAAATTTAAATTAAATTTAACAAGTAACTATTTAAAATTTTCTATATATTTAACCTAATCTGGGGAAACCGACAAGGTTAGCACCAATACCGAAACCGGTACCTTGTCTGGCGGCGCCGCCAATACTTGGGGCGTATAAGTCTAATAAGGCGAATGTCGCGGCAGCAGTTACAGCAATCATTACAATTTCTTCCATACGAAGGTTTCCTTTTGCTGGGATGTATTTGGCGGCGATTGCGACAGCAAAACCTTCAATTAAGTATTTGATAACTCTTTTTAAAATTTCCTGTAAGTCAAAAGCACTGGTGAGCTTGTTTAATTCTGATTTAATACCTTCCATTTTTATATAATATAAAAAGAAAATAATTTTACAAATTATAAAAACTTAAAGTCTTATTTTTATATATAGGATATAGATGGAAGACAATACAATTGAAGATTTTTTAGAGGTAGACACACCAATCGGTGGACAAAATTACACCTGCTTGTCATTTATTTCCCCCGAAAAAATATTACAAGAAAAAAATATACAATTTGTACATAAATTTCTAAAGACTATTGCTAAAAATTATGATTTAGATTCTGATTCTATTGTAGAAAAATATACAGATTTTCTATATGTTAATGAAACTAAGTTACAGGAAGAATTTAATCAGGAGCATGATTTCCAAACAAGTGTAAGAGGAGTGAAAGTTAGAGGTGTATATTCTACTCTAAAAGAAGCGCAAATGAAAGCAAAAAAACTTCAAAGCGCGGACCCTAATTTTAATGTATACATCGGACAAGTTGGATACTGGCTTCCGTGGGATCCCAGACCCGATAAAATTGAAGGTCAAGAGTATGCCGAATCTGAACTTAATAATCTTATTAAAAAATATCGCGAAAATCAAGATAATAAAGACCAACATTTCCGGGAAAATATAGATTATGTTAAACAACAAGAAGCCGATAAAAAGAAACAATTTCTTGAACAAAAAGCAGAGGCAAATGTTTCAGAGGTTTCTAATTTAACTGATGGTATGGAAGATGTTGACCCTTGGATGCAGAGAAAATTAGATACTGCTGGGTCAGACGAAAGTGTAGTAAATACAGCTAATTAAACTATTATAATAATAATTATATATATATTATAATAAGTTAATGAAGAATTTTATTAAATATTTTATACACCTTTTTATAACAATTTCTAAATTTATTTTGATAGAATTTAATGCGGTAATTAAATTGGGTTTAATAGCGATATTTATATATTATATATATCGTTTCAAAAAAAACACTAAAACGATAATAAAATATAAATATGTGGATGAGTATATGATTAAAACTAATAGGGATTCTAATATTAAACCTGATATAACGAGCGTATTCGAGTTGGCGCCTAAATTATTAAATGTGTCGGGTGGTTTTGGGTTATATAACGACTTTTTCTATAATAGGTCTGTTAACAATAAAAATTATATTTAGATATATTAATTATAAATGAATATCGTTATATTAGTAATATTATTAATAAGTATAAGTCTTTTAATTATAGGAACTGATACACCGAAGGAAATAGTTATAAAAAAGTTTAAGAAAAGGGATGCTATTAAATCTTATTCAATAGATAAAGATACTGTTCTATATAATATAAATTATATGCACGAATCCCTATTTAATTCTGACAACACGTGGAACAAATACCCCCTGAAGAAAGTTATTGGAGAAAAAGGAATTAATCAAGAAGAATCTGAAATTCTAATGAAAAATTTCGAACGTCTTAAAGTTTTTGACTAAGTATCATATTATTGGATAAATTATTTCATTTTTAGTGATTTTTTCGTTGGATTGAAATAATTTAAATTCATTATTTTGTAATATTTCTAAAGGATTAATATTAAAATCATTTCTAGCGATATGTTCATATATTTCCCAATTAAATGATTTTGTTGTTAAATAGAGACCGTTATCCATTTTTATATTTTTTTTTAAAAAAGTGTAAAATTCTTTAAATAATTTTATTTTGGGAAAATTATATAATATATTTTGCGTTATAGTCACTATATCAACCCAATTATTTTTTGATACTAAAGGTTTTTTATTAATTCTGTTAAAAATTATCTGATTTTCACAATCGTTGTTTTTATTAAAAATATTATTATTTCCTATAAAATTATTATAGTCATATGTCCCCCTACCCCAATCTATAATTTTTACGATATACCCAAATGTAGGAATCTTATAAATAATAGTATTAATCTTATAGTATAAAAAATTTATATCGGTAACTTTTAGCATAATATTCCCTATATGTAAATCATTATGCTGCACCCCCGCCACCGTATACATTATATAAATACTAGAGTATATTTGAAAAAATATAGATTTGAAAAAATCTAAATCTATCTCATTTTCCAAATTAATGGTATCTAAGTCAAAATCTAACTTTTCTAAAGCCAATAAAATAACTGGACAGAGTTTTTTTTCTAAAATAATTTCGTCACTTGACTCAAATAGTTTACAATTGGTAGATTTTATATTATGCGACATTTTATCTAACTCATAGCTGAATTTCTTGAGCACTACCGAATAGCAATCGTAAAATAAACAAAAATTAGGAGAAACACGAAGCTCGTATAATTTAGAACAAATATAACTTAAAAACACCTCTATATTAGACGAGGAATGGTGGTTATATTTATAAAAGTTATATTTATATTCATTATAATTATGTGTTTTATATTTGTTTAAATTATAATTATACTGTGGAGGAAATATAGGAAGTTCTTTCATAAATATTTCCCTATAATGTTTTTTTCGATTATGGAATACGATGGCTTTATATACAAACCCCTTATAACCTAGTCTATATTTTTTTTTTAAAAGCTTAAATAGGGAATACTTATTATTAAATTTTTTATTTTTAGTGTTATATGAAAGTAACTCTAAATTAGCGGAATACATACTTATTTTATCGTAAATTTTATAATTTCGTTTTAAACTTTTTTTAACTGTGGCGAATATTTTGGTATTTATATCCCCAACATTCAAATATTTATATAACTTCATTATTAAACATATCTCATATATTTAATAATAAAATTTAACTAAAAAATAGCCTGCACCTTAGTACCACGTCTAATAAGCTCATCTTTATTATCATCCCATATTTTAGGATATAAATAAAAGGGGACCTTTGGATATAGATGATGAATATTATGATAAGTTAATTGGTTGCATGTTAAAAACGCTATTAGTTTATTAACTTTACCCTTTTTTGTCATAAGTCCATGCGTCATGTTGGTGGTTTTATATTTATTTTCTAAGATATCTACTTCGTAATATCTATGTGGTAAATAATCAAATAACACGGATAGTAACATTATTGTAATGGTGCTAGGAATTATCCATAAAATACATAGTTCATCAAATACTCCAGCACAGTAAGTATAATATACAATTAATATATTTAAAAATATAGAAAATCCCGTTATAAACAGAATAAAAGTGTTATCTTTAATTATTTTATCGGATGTTATTTTGTAAATATTTTCTATTTCACATGTATTATCTTCATTTATTAATTTATTTCTAATATTTTTATATAAAATTTTTATTAGTTCTGTGATAAAATAAACATAATAATGGAATATATGAGTAATCCATCTTATAGGTAAATAAAAGGAATTATGAACCCCGCCCCCAGCATAATAATCTGGATCTTTGTCGGGTATATTGGTATATCGGTGATGTCTCAGATGAATGAATCTCCATGTTGGAAATGGTGCAAAGAAAAAGGGCACTCCTGCTATATAAGATATTAATTCATTATAAAATTTATTTTTACATATAGACCCATGACTTCCATCATGAATAACTGGGAATAAACAATATGTTCCTAAAGTAGAAAGGGGTATTACCACTAACGCCGAATAGTTATAAATTAATCTAAGTATAATTGACGTTATAAATAGACCGCCTCCGAAAATAAATAGTAATATTGTAGGGGTAGCAATATTGTCTTTATATACATCCTGGTTTATGATAAGTTTTATGTCTGTCATTGATATATATTATGTCCGTGTGTTTAAATATATGTTTGCGTAAAATAAGCATTTAATTTATCTATTATTTAAATAATGACTTTAGAACTAAAAAAGTTTGATATGACATCTATACCTGATGGAAAGGTAATCGTATTTATAGGTAAGCGTGAAACTGGTAAATCATTTTTAGTGAGGGATTTATTATATTACCATCAAGATATCCCTGTTGGGTGCGTAATAAGTGGAACAGAGGGTTCGAATTCATTTTACTCTAAAATTATGCCCAGCATATTTATCCACAACCAATTTACTGATAAAACTGTTAATAATTATGTTAAAAGACAAAAAAAAGTTGTGAAATTACAAAAGGACAACAGCAACGTGGACCCTCGGGCTTTTTTAATTTTAGATGATTGTTTATATGACCCATCGTGGACAAAAAACACAGATATAAGAGCTTTATTTATGAATGGGAGGCATTTTAAAAGTACTTTTATTCTTACTATGCAGTATGCTTTAGGGATTCCGCCATCTCTACGGACTAATATT